GAGAGGTCGCACCGGAAGCCGCAGCCGCTGCAGCACCGCAGCTCAGTATCGTGGTGGAAGACAAGCGCCAGGGCTAGCCATCCGGCCGATAGTGTGCAACAATGGGAGAGTAAGCAAATCAAGCTTCCTCATGAAAAGCACCCATCCTGCGGTGATCCACGCGCGTCGCGTCTTCGCGGGCGACGTTCCGAACGAGACCGGCAAGCCCTGGCGCGGCTGGCTGATCGCCGGCCTGTCAGGCGGTGGTGGCTGGGTCGCCGTACGCCAGGCTGACCCTACCGGCCCAATCCGCGTATTCCCTTGCTGCTCACTGGCGCAAGCTAAGGCAACATTGCTCGCCAGCTAAGCGCACCCCTCTTTTCCCTCAAGCACACCACGCTACCCACCATGAATCGCATCCTGACCCTGGCCGCAGTGCTCACCGCTTGCGCGGTGCTCGCTATGGGCGCCGATAATCAGAACCAGCTGGCACGCTGTGAGTCTGCCGGCCGCTCGGCTGCAGAGTGCCGCCTACTCGTGCTCGGGCGCTAGCGAAACAACATAACAACATAAAGCCGGTGTCGTATCACCGGCCTTTTATGTTGACATAATATAACAATACTGTGATACAACATGGGGGTGTGTTCGTGATTCTGTGCTGCGGTTGCGGGACCCAGGGAACCTACTGACACATTCTCAATTTCTTCTTCTGTACTACACCGGGGGCAGGGTTGCGATTCCTGTAATACCCTAGAAGGTACCCATACCCCAAAAAATGCCCGATTCTGCTGGAGCACTCACCCTCCGCTACGCGCAAGGCGAAGTTTTCTCCAGCCGAAAACGCTTCAGAGTGTTGGTAGCTGGCCGAAGGTTCGGCAAAAGTTATCTGTCATGTATCGAGTTATTGCGTGGGGCGATCGAAAGGCCGGGCGAAACCTTCTTCTATGCAGCCCCTACATACCGAATGGCGAAAGACATTGCCTGGAAAGTCCTAAAACGCCTCGTCCCGAAAGCCTGGATCAAATCCAAGAACGAAACGGACCTCAAGATCGAGCTGGTGAACGGCTCAACGATCGAACTGAAGGGCACTGAAAACGCCATGGCCCTCCGAGGCCGCAGTCTGGCTGGCGTGGTCCTCGACGAAGCCGCCTTCATGGACGCCGAGGTCTGGTTCGAGGTGATCCGCCCCGCCCTTGCGGACAAACAAGGCTGGGCACTCTTCATCTCCACGCCCGACGGCACCGCCAGCTGGTTCTACGACCTCTGGTGTTACTGCGAAAACGACGACCCGGACTGGCAGCGCTGGCAATTCACCACCATCCAAGGCGATAACGTCCCTGCAGCAGAAATCGAAGCCGCCCGCGCCCAACTCGACTCGCGCACCTTCCGCCAAGAATTCGAGGCCAGCTTCGAAAACCTCTCCGGCCTCGTCGCCGTCTCCTTCGGAGACGACAACATCGACAAACAAGTCCAAGATCTACCAATCCTGCCCTTGCTACTGGGACTTGATTTCAACGTCGAGTTTATGGCGGGTGTATTTGCGGTCAAAAAAGGCGAAGACCTGTGGGTATTTGACGAATTGATCCTCACAGGCGGTGCAACGACTTGGGATTTTTGTGAGGCCGTCCAGCAGAAGTTTGGAATCGAACGTCGCATAATCGCATGTCCCGATCCAACTGGTGGTGCTCGCAAAACAGCGGGCGTGGGTCAAACGGACCACTCAATTCTTCGCAAATCAGGTTTTACGGTGTCCAGCCCCCGCGCACCATGGAAAATCCGCGACAAAATCAACGCGGTCAACATGGGCCTGCTTGATGCCACAGGCCGCCGCCGCATTTTTATCCACCCTCGCTGCAAAGAACTAATAAAGTCCTTGCGTACACTCACCTACGCACCAGGCACAGGTCTCCCTAACAAAAATTTAGGCGTGGATCACGCATTTGATGCCCTGGGATACCTGTGCTTGCAGTCCTTTAACTTGGCCAAACCCGAGAGTCTCGGCAAAACGTCTTATCGTGTGTGGTAACAGCTGAAATATCGTGGCCAAAAAGCCGACTAAAGCCCAAAAAAAGGTGGCCAAGGTCATGCGTGAGTACGGCAAAGGCGAACTGCACTCGGGCAGCAAAAAAGGCCCCGTGGTGAAGTCCCGCAAGCAGGCAATCGCCATCGCCATGAGTGAAGCCGGCATGGCAAAACCCAAGAAAACCACCAAAAAAGGCAATAAGTAATGGCTAAACGCGGCCTTTACAGCAACATCGCTGCAAAACGCAAGCGCATCGCCGCCGGCAGCGGCGAAAAGATGCGCAAACCTGGCACAAAAGGTGCCCCCACCGCCGCTGCCTTCAAAGCAGCCGCCAAAACAGCTAAAAAACGGAGGAAATAACCATGGCCGCCAAAGCAATCACCGCCAAAGACCACTTCACCAACATCGTCGAGTTCACTGGCGCAAATCTCACCGCGCTAGATGACTGGATGGAGGTTCCTGCCCAATCCTCTAGCTACACATTTGCGGCCACAGTTACCGGCGGCGCCAACTTCAAACTGGACTTGGAGTGCAGCTTCAACGGCAACGGCAACTGGTTCACGCTCGACACCAGCAAAACCATCAACTCCAACGGCCAGTACGTTTATTTCTACGACGGCAAACCTGCCGCAAAGATCCGTATGCGTATTTCTGAAATCAGCTCTGGCACACCAACTGTCGTCCCTCACATTGCAGTCGCTTATCACGGCTAATGGCGATACAAACAGTAAACGGAGGCTGTGTTCACATCGAAATTGATGCTGAAGACGGCCTCACTCACGCCACATTCGTCTTCAAATCACCCCAAAACCCAGAAATCTTGGGCGGCTTTGTAGCAATGCTCGCCCAAGGCATCGAAGTGCTGGTGCCAATCTCCGATCCCGACGACGAGGAAGATGACGATGATTGAGTATCGTGGCGAAAAGTTCTCGGGTTACAACAAACCCAAGCGCACCCCAAACCACCCAAATAAATCACACGCCGTCTTAGCAAAAGACGGCGACAAAGTAAAACTTATCCGCTTCGGCCAACAAGGAGTTTCTGGATCACCCAAGCGTGAAGGTGAATCAGCGGCAAATAAAGCACGCCGCGAAGCCTTCAAAGCACGCCACGCAGACAACATCGCCAAAGGAAAAATGTCTGCCGCTTACTGGGCAAACAAAACCAAGTGGTGACTCTCTGCCAAAATAAGTACAAAGTAGGAGCCTAGCCGTGGTCTACAGCGCCAACGTCCCCCCAACTGGAGCTGTAGTCAGCGAATCGCCGTTCGTCCGCAGCTTGGAAGTCATCGGCATGATGCCGGACTGGAGCGTTATGGCCGCCGTTACCAACGGCACGAACTACTTGCGGGACATGAGCGAGACTTATCTCCCTCAGGAACCGCGTGAAGATGATGACGCCTACCAAACCCGCGTCGACCGCAGCGTCCTCAGCCCTTACACCAGCCGCCTGATCGAGACCGCCGCTGGCGCCATCCTCCGCAAGCCTATCCACATCGAGGGCGACCCCTACTGGCTGGAGCTGGCACAAAACATCGACGGCCTCGGCTCAAACATCAACGAATACGCCCGCCGCGCCCTAGTAAGCAGTCTTACCTACGGCCACAGCGCCATCCTGGTGGACTATCCGGCAGCGACTGAGGCCCGCAACTTGGCCGAAGAACGCGCCATGGGCCGCCGCCCCTACTTCGTCCACGTCGACGCCCCCCAAATCTGGGGCTGGCGCAAAGAATCCGGCACCAACCGCCTACTGCAAGTCCGCATCCACGACTACGACGTCCGCCCCCTCAACGAATTCGGCGAAGAACAAGTCGAGGAAATGCGCGTCATCTACCCCGGCCGCTACGACCTCTACACCCTCGGCCAAGAACTCGTGGAGTTCACCGCCACCGGCGGCTACAGCCTCACCGAAATCCCCCTTGTCCCGATCTACAGCAACCGCCGTGGCCTGCTGGTATCCCAGCCCCCACTACTAGACATCGCCAACCTCAACATCACGCATTACCAACGCCAAGCTGACCTAATCCACGCCCTCCACATCGCCGCCATGCCCACGCTCGTCTTAGAGGGCTGGGACGACACCACCGGCTCCGCAACGATGGGCGTGAACTACGCCATCGCCATGCAACCGGGCAACAAGGCGTACTACGTCCAAGCCGACGCCACCAGCTTTGACGCCCAAATGGCCGAGCTGGAATCACTGGCATCCCAAATGTCCACATTGGGCGTCACCAAACTCTTCGGCCAAAAATTCGTCGCCGAATCCGCCGAGGCCAAGCGCATCGACCAAGCCCAGTCCAACAGCGTCCTCTCGATCATCAGCCAAGAACTGGAAAGCGCCCTCAACCAAGCCTTCGGTTTCGCCGCCCAGTACGTGGGCATGGAACCCCCCGAAATCACGATTGACCGCGACTTCGATTACTAC